TTATCCCCTGCCGCCTCCAAAAGCGGCGCATACGGCTCCGATATTTGCCTCGGCGCTGCGCTCCATGAGGTGGGTATATATGTTGAGCGTCGTGTCTACTTTTTCATGTCCTAGCAGATGCTGGACGACCTTGATGTTGGTGCCGGCCATGAGCAGGCTGGTCGCGTAGGTGTGCCGCAATATGTGTGGCGTGACCGGGAAGTCAATCTCGATAGTCACTGCAGAGTTCGGGACTTTGTCGCCGAGCTTTTTCTCTACCTGGACTTTGCACAGCTTGCCGGTCATCGGGTCCAGGCGCTGCCGCGCCACTGTTCCCGTCTGCCGGCGCTTAATGTATCCCCATGCGCTTTTGAAGCTGGCCTCTGACCACGGCTGACCGGCCTCGGTGCAAATCACATAGCCTGAGGCCGCCTGATGCTCCCTCAGCCAGTCTGACAGCTGCGGGGGTATAGGGACATCCCTGCGGGATGCATAGCTCTTGAGCGTGTCAGAGACGACTGGACGGTTATGCTCCCAGCGCAGTGCCCGGCGCACCTTGACGTGAGGTGCCGGCCCATCCAGGACGACGCAGTCCCACATGAGTCCGAGGATCTCCTCCCGGCGCAGTCCGGCGAACAGACCGAGCCGGACAAAGCCCTCTATCGGCTGGCCGGCGACAACGCGCAGCAGCGTGGACTGTTCTTCGGGTGTCAGTGCGTTTTTCTCGGAGGGCTTCTTACCGCCTGCCTTCAGCTTGTCGCACGGGCTCTCCGCGATATATTCCTTCTCTTTGGCGTAGGCGAACACCTGCCGGAGCGTGCTGGCGATCTTGTCCTGCAGGCTGCGGCTGTACCCGTCGGCCGCGGCCATTACAGAGGCGACATCGGCGGCGGTGACCTCGGATATGTGCATCTGCCCTATCACGGGGCAAATGTGCCTGTTGATGGCATTGCGGTAATCCTCCCGGCGCTTGAAGCTGCGCTGTGTGGTCGTGGCGTACCAATTGGCGGCAACCTGGTACACATATGGCTGGGACGCGAGGACCTTAGCCGCCTCTATCTGCGTAAGCCTTGCTTCGACCTTCTCATCGAGTTCTTCCTGAGACCTGGCGTAAACCGCTATCCATGCGCCGCGCTCGTCTTTGACTTTTTTCTTCAAGTATCCCATAGCACTCCGCCTAAAGGTAAGCCGCCCTTCTTCAGAGCGGCTCAGGTGTCCAAATTGGACACATTATCGGATGTTTTTCAGGGTGAACCCCTCACCGTCTGTAAAGCTGCCATTGGCTATCATGACAATATCAACTATCCAGCCAACGAGGAAGCAGCCGCCGGTAAGCAGCCAGAGAATGCCTGTTCCTATTTTCCCGACGTAGAATCTGTGGACTCCCAAAGTTCCGACGATTATGCAAAGCAGCAAGGCGACCAGCCAGTCTTTTTCGGATGTTGGCTGCCTGCGGTTGATGTTTTCGCGGTACTCATAGGTGCCGTAGTATTCCTGATTTCTCTGGGGAGGATCTCCTGGCACGGTCTTTGCCCCACAGTTTGTGCAGTATGCAATGTCATCCGCGTATGTGCGGCCGCAGTCAGGACAATGGCATCTGCCATTAGGAATCTTGGCCCCGCAGCGAGCGCAGAAGTTCGAACGAGGTTCATTCTCGGCTCCGCAGTTCGGGCATGTAGTTACAGCGCGTCCGCGGCTGTATATTGGCTCATAATTATCGCTCATGTCGAAGCATCCTCCCTGCGTATTTTAATCTTTACACGAGCGCCGTACTTCAAGGCATGTCCGTCAAAGCCATATTCGCCGCCGATGATCTCCACATCTGAAATGTCCTCTATTCTGCGCCACATACGGAGAATTTCGGGAATATCATCCCTCGAAATGTTGCCGATTTGAATGTCGTTCACGTGTACGCCTATTGCCTGTTCTCCTTCAAAATCATAGGGAACTAGACCATAGCGAAGTTCTCCGGAGAAAGGCGGAGCGTGGCAATCAATCTTCTCGAGCAGCTCTTGACGCGACACTCCGTCAGTGTCAAAAGTAACGCCGACCACTTTGTACTCTCTGTAAACACAGTCGTTTGCTCGCCTGCTCTGAACAACTGGTTCGCTCTTAACTGAAGGGCTTTCTTGCACTTTATGTTCTGTATATTTATTTGCATTTTTGTGCTTGCGATTTTTTGCCAATCCGTAGATGCCGAGGATAAGCATGCCGACTCCGGCGACCCACGCAAATAAGTACAGCCATGTTCCGTATGCCGCCTGTGAACCAAAGAACAGCATAATACCGCAGACCACGAGGACAATATTTTTTGCCTTCTCCATTTGCTACACCTCCACATAATGCAAAGGCTGTAATATTATGCTATACTCACTTCGGTACCAATAAGACACGGGACCGGGTCGGAAAGGAGCCGGAAAAATGCCCTCTGATCTGGATGCTCAAATCATTGCACTGTTTGCCACACTGTCGGATAATGAAAAACGTGAGTTTATTCGTCTTTTTTCCGCTGCTGTAGAAGAACAAGCATCGCAGACTTCGTCTCAGGATCAGCCCGGCGTAACAGGTCCATAAGCTGCGCATCAAGAGGATCAGGGAGCTCGACGGCATTCTCGCCGCCGGGCTCTTTTTTTGTTTCTTCCCCCAGCAGCTGCGACGTTGTGACACCAAGGTAGTCTGCCAGCATTTGAACTTTCTCAACAGACGGGACTTGTCCCCTTCTGATATCTGAGACAAAGCTCTTACCTACTCCAGCTGCCTCACATGCTTTCGTAGGGTACTCACGTTTGAGAGTGCTGAAATGTATTATGTTTTCGATGAACAAATCTTTGTCCATAATGCCCAATTCCCTTTTAATGTGCGACAGGAAATAAATTGTGCAAAACCACGATATTCCGTAATTACGGCGCAATTACCTTGACAGTTCCGTGTTTACGGATTATAGTTTAAGCACAACTTAGCCTTGCGCCTATCATAACACGCTAGACAGATGTGAGGCAAGAGGGGAGGGATGAATTTATGGAAAAACCAAGGATGAACATAAAGTCGCTGCGTACTGCCCGAGGCATGACGCTTGCAGAATTGGCACGCCGCTGCGGCGTAACCTTAGTTGCGGTTCACCAGTGGGAGGCCGGCACTACGTTCCCATCTGCCGATAAGCTGCCCATGATAGCGGCCAGCCTCGGCTGTACAATAGACGACCTGTATGACATGGCGGCCTATGGAGACTCGATACTTCTGTACGATGATGATTCCAGCTTATGCCGAAAGGAGGCCTGACACAATGAGCCGCGACCGCAGGAATATCGCGCGAATCGGCAGAGGCATTGCAGGCATGACCCAGGAGCGCTGGGCGGAGGCCCTCGGCTATTCTGTCCGAACCGTGGCGGCCTGGGAGCTCGGCGAGCAGCAGATCTCGAGCGAGGCCGTTGTCCGCATGGTGGACGTCACAGGGCAGCAGGTGCTTGCATACTGGTACCTCGTCGACAGCCTCGGTGCCCCCGGCATCATCCCGGACATTGAGGTCACGGAGCTGCCGCAGGCCGTGTTGTCGCTGCTGCGCAGGCTGCGGGACTTCGGTCGGAAAGAACGTCTCGACGACCTGATAGAGATCGCCGAGGACGGTAAGATCGACGCGCAGGAGCGCGGAGCGTATGACGATATCATGGACGAGCTTGACGACATTATTCAGGCCGCCATGTCCCTCAAGTTTGCAAAGGAGGTAAAAAATGCTGACCAAAAAGGAAGTAGCCGAGAGGCTCGGAGTCTCTGAGTCAACGGTCTATCGCCTGGCCAAGACCCGGCGCATCGGCGTCTACTATGTCATGGGCTCGACCATGCGATTCTCCGAAGCGGATGTAGAGGCATACCTGGAATCCATCAAGCAGGAAGCGATACGTTACGTACCGGCGGCGCCGGCATCCTCGGCACAGCCCGACTCCCCGAAACAGACCCCAACTGCAACGAAGCGCAAGCGAGGCCCCGGCCGCCCGCGCATCGGAGCGGAAGAAGTACCGGAGTACTATCCGGGAATGAAAGTGGTGTGAACTATGTGCAAGAACAAAAAAAGCGCCGCACCGGCGGCAACCGGTACGACGCAGTCCATGCCAGAGACACAGACGAATGTAAGTCCATTATATCCGATATCTCGCAAAATGCAAGAGGGGAGTGTGTACCATGCCGGAGGTACGTCGCAGTTACTGGGCACAGCTGCCCTCTGAGGTGAGATACTCCGTGGAGCTGTCGTCCACAGCGAAGCTGCTCTATGCAGAGCTCTCCGCCCTCATAGGCGAGGACGGTTACTGCTGGGCGACGAACACCTATTTTGCGGGGGTCCTCGGCGTGTCGGAGCGGACCATCAGCAGGATGATTTCTCAGATGGAGGCGGCAGGGTTTATACGCTGCGAAATGGCAGCAACTGACAATGGAAGCGAGCGCCGGATTTATGCCGGCGCGTTTTTCCCCGGCAAGGGGGGTATAGACAAAAATGTCTACACCCCCCGGGGGGGTCTAGACAAAATTGTCGAGGGGGGTCTAGACAAAAATGTCCACCCCCATAGTAGTAGATTATATATACATGATAATACTAATCCCCCTATAGTCCCCCCAGAGGGGGGAAATGCGCGTGCCGGCTCCAAAAAGGGCGGACGCACGGTATCAACACCCACATGGAAACCTGAGTGCTTTGAAAGATTCTGGAAAGCATATCCAAACGGCGCCGGCCGAAAGGCTGCGGTGCGGGCCTGGGACAAGCTCAAGCCCGACGACGAGCTCCTGAAGCTGATGTCGCAGACGCTTGAGAAGGACATGCGCAGCGAGCAATGGCGCCGCGGCATAATCCCTCATGCGTCCACCTGGCTCAACAGCGAGCCTTGGAACGACGATTACTCAAAAATACCCGGAGCGCATACCCAGCGCACCCCCGGCGGAGGGGAGCGGACGCAGGAGTGGTGAATGAACAAACGCTGAACGCTGCCAGGCAGTCCGTGATCGGCTCCATGCTGATAAGCCCTGAAATCGTTGGTGATGTTGTTCGGAGGCTCTCTCCGGAGGACTTCGGGAGCGGCGCTCTCGGGAGCCTGTATAAGGGAGTTTGCAAGCTGTTTTCAGAGGGCCGGCCCGTTGATCCTGTTACCCTGATGGCCGAGGTCGGCGAAGCATATGGGCCAGTCATAGGCGAGATCCTCAACACTACGCCTACAGCTGCCAACTGGGAAGCATATACCGCCATCGTCCGCGATACTGTACAGCTTGGCAAGCTGCAGGCCGCAGCCATGCGAATTGTCAGCGCCGCCGACATCGACGAGGCCCGAAGCAGCGCAGAGCAGCTGTCACTGATGTTGGCCAAGCGGAGCCGGCTGCGCATAGTCCCGTTCATTGATGGTGTATGCGAGTTTCATGCGCGGCAATCAGAACACAAGGCCCCGCAATACCTGCGGTGGAATTTCAGGCCCCTCGACGATAATCTGTTTGCCGAGCCCGGCGACCTGATAATACTGGGCGGGTATCCTTCAGCCGGCAAGACAATGCTGGCTGCACAGTTTGCCTACGAGATGGCCCAGACACAGCGGAAGCGCGTGGGCATATTTTCACTTGAGACGAGCGACAAAAAGCTGTATGACCGCATGATCGCCTATGCCGCGGAGGTCGACTTCGGCTCAATCAAATCCGGCCGCCTGAGCGACGGCGAGCTCAAAGCAGTCGAGGCCCTGGGTGCAAGAAGTGACAGAATACCCCTTGAGGTCGTAGAAGCCTCCGGCATGACGCCGATGGATATCAGGGCAGTATCGCTTTCCCGCCGCTATGACGTGATATTCATCGACTATCTGCAGTTGCTCAATGCATCCGGACGGGACAGGTATGAGAAGATCACAAATATCTCTCTTGCCCTCAAGCAGCTGGGCAGGGATACGGGGATAACAGTTGTTGCACTCTCTCAGCTCAGCCGGCCCGAAAAGGGCAGGCGGAGCGCGCCGACACTGGCGAGCTTGAGAGAGTCAGGACAGATAGAGCAGGATGCAGACATAGTCATGCTCCTGTACCTCGAAGACGAGGAGACCCCTTCGGGCAATCGCACGCTCAACGTTGCCAAGAACAAGGACGGGGAGCTCGGCCATTTCCGGCTTGGGTTCTATCCGAAGCACATGAAGTTTTTTTACAAGGGTGCCAGCTATCAAATCAAGTCCACGTCGCGCTTCAAACCGGCAACGCCGGAGGAGCAGCAAATGACGCTGCCGTTTTAGGAGGGCTCAATGCAAGTAGGTGATCGCGTATGCCGTGCGCCGACCTGCGGCGAAAGAGGTCCGGCTCTTCCGCCGACGCGGGGACGGATCCTGTACATACATCCCGAAAGAAGATACTACACCGTCGAGTTCTATATGCCGAGAGGCAGAAAGTTCCGTGAATCATATCTCATTGGGCGCGGCAACGCCCAGGAAAGGATACAGACGAATGAAAACAATATCCATCGTGAATCTGAAAGGCGGCGTCGGTAAAACCGTCACCACCGTAAACATGGCGGCAATTCTTGCCGAGGACTACGGCAAAAAGGTCCTTGTTATCGACGCCGACCCGCAGGCCAACGCCTCGCACTTTTACGGCATCGGCGAGGACGCGAATACGATCGCCTGCATAATGGACGGGCTTGCGGATGACCCTTACGACTGCATCTACTGCACGGCGCACGAGGGCGTCGATATCGTGCCGTCGGATATATCGCTGATCACCGCTGACATCGCCAGCGTCAGTAAGGGCGTAGGGGCCGGCAGACTGCGCGATTTCCTGGACGTCATCGACGAGGACGCCAGGACTTCGGGCGAGGCCACCGCATACGACTTGGTGCTCATCGACTGCCCGCCGTCCTTCACGGCCGCCAGCGTCGCGGCAATCGCGGCCTCAGACGACGTTATAATCCCCGTCAAGGTCGACGCCTTTTCCGTGTCTGGTATGCGTGAGCTGCTCACGCAGATCTCCGGAGTGCGGGGGATATGTCCTGGCATACGCACGGCGGGCATCCTGGTCACGATGTGGCACAACAGCCCGGCGGTCGTTCAGGGCGAAGCGCTGCTCCGAGACTCCGGCGTCCCCGTGTTTCGCACGGTCATCCGGCGCAGCGACAAGGTCGACGAGAGCACATTTGCTCGGCAGCCCCTCAATGAGTACAGCCGCTACAGCTCCGCCGGCCGCGACTATCGCGCTCTGGTCGCAGAATACCTCGAGGGGGCTGGTGTTTAATGGCGAAGAAGCCGTTTTCAGTATCTGATTACATAAAGCCTGAGGACGTGTCCAAATTGGACACCGAGGCGACAGCCATAACCTTCATTCCTCGAGAACGGCTGCTGCAGAACGAGAAAAACTTCTATGACACGAGCAGCATAGATGAGCTCGCGGACAGCATTGCGCTCAATGGCCTTATCGAGCCGATAATTGTCAGGCCGGTGCGCGACGGCAGCGGAGACTACCGCATAATATCCGGGCACCGCCGGTTCCTTGCAATTTGCGAGCTGGCGAAGGACGAGCCGGAGCGCTGGGCCCGAGTGCCGGCCATTATCAGGGAGCCCGCCTCAGATGTCCTGGAGGAGCTGCTGCTGATCGAGGCCAACCGTGCTACAAGGGTTATGTCATCAGCGGACACGATGCGCCAGGCGGAGCGCTACAGAGAGCTGCTTGCCGAGCTGAAACGTCAGGGCGTGGAGATCCCCGGCAGGCTGCGCGACGCCGTGGCCGAGGCGATGCAGATATCGGCATCCCGCCTGGCGCGGTTGGATGTTATACGCAAGAATCTCTCCCCGGAGTGGATGGAAGCATTCGAGACCGGCAGCCTCTCCGAGTCGGCGGCATATGAACTCGCCCGGCTGCCTCAGGAGCAGCAGGCAAGTGTCAGAAGCAAGGCTAAAGGGACGCCTACTGCACAATCTGTGGCTGCTATCGCGTCTGAGCTTAGCAGGGAAGCGGACGCTTCTGCAGATCAAAGCCATGCAACAACAAGCTCCAGAGAGGATCCGGAAGCGGATAAAAGCTCTGCTTGCCTTATAGGCGACAAAAAAGAGTTTTCTGCGCGGTGGCGACATCTTGCTGATGCATGCTCAAAAGCAGGTGTCTCAATTAGTAAGGTCGCCTATGCCCTTTGTGAGTCCGAGGAAGATATACAGCGCTTCATGTCCGGAAGGCCAGGCCGCCTGGGGCATATACGCTCACCTGAAGGCTGTGCTCTTGAAGATATGCTGGAACTGTCGGAACTGACCGGCATGTGTGTAAATGCGCTACTGGGGCGTGCGCCAACGGGCTGCTCTGGCTGCAAGTGGGCGGCTGAACCGGCCGAACAGACTTGAAAGGAAGAACTAATATGGATATTACCGCTGAAAGATGCGAGCAGGTGATTTCAGACTTGCAGCGCATATCGGTGCAGGACGCGCATCGCTGCCTTGGCTGTGGGCGTGAGCACAACTGCAGCCTCCACGGCTGCGCCATAATCCGCGACGCAGTTGCCCTCATACAGTCACTGTCAGCTCGGTCAGCTGCAAAGCGGACGACGATAATGCCGAATGACATCGTGCTGCATGTGCCGTCGGGTGAAAAATGGGCCGTATGCGGCGTGGATCACATACGAGGTGAGCTTGTTCCCTACGGATATCCGTTCCCGACCATCGCACAAATTAGTGACTGTGTCTTGCTCGAACTGTGTTATGAACAGATGGGACAGACCCGTGAGGCAGCTCAAGAGCTTGAAAAATGCGGACTTCACAGGTTTATTGACCCGTGCTGGCTGATAGCCCAGGCTTACGACAGCGCTGAGCTATACAGAGAATCATTCGACGACTTGATGTCGAAAGGCAACTGTAATAACTGCGCAAAAAAGGGATCGTGTGACGTGGAAGTAAAGCCGAGAGAGACGGTCAGGGCAAATTGCCCGCTGTACGCAGCTCCCGCTGAGGAGGATGCCAATGCCGAAGAATAAACGCCTGGTGCGGCTGATCGTCCGCGTCACCCCTCAAACTGCCTGGCACATCCGAGAGCTCACCCGGCTCTGCGGCTACCGCGAACCCGGCCGCGTCATAGACAAGCTCGTGCGGGATAAGGCCGTGCAGATGAGAGGGGAGCGTTTAGGCGGTGTATGAAGGGGGAAAGAAGCGTGTCATTTTGCAAATACAGAGTACTTGATAAATGTACAAAAAACAATATGCCATGTACATTCGACGAAGCGTGCTTTGAACCCCAAGATGAACTTGCAAGGCGCGAGCTAAATTGCCTCAAATGTCATTACCGTCACCCAGACAACGGGAACTGTACGGCGGTGGGCGGATTCTGTACGGCTGTTCCAGCGGCTCATTGCCCGCTAATACCGGAACTGCTTGCCAGAGCAGAGGCAGCAGAGGCAAGAGCGGCGAAAGCTGAGATGGAGAGGGACGCGGCAGTCAACGATCTTAAATTCGCCTTTAATTGCGATTCGTGCAAATGGGAGCCGGCGGTTGCCTGTAGTTATAATTGCCGGGAGTGCAATCTCACCTGCCATTGCCGCGATTGCATGGCTTTAAGTAAATGGGAGTGGCGCGGGCCACAGGAGGAATAAGAATGAAACGGGTTCAACATTGCGGGGATTGTGCCCACTTTGAGGCGTGTGCTTATACACTAAAACGTTCTAGTAAGGACCTCAAAATGAGTGGATGCGGGTACTCTTGTGAGCACTATGAGCCACGTATCAAGGATATCCTCGGCGCTTACTTTGTCATCGACCGTCTGTGCGAGCTGATTGAGGCTGAGAAGGAACTTGAGACAGTGCTAGAGCGGCTTGGCGAATTTGGACAGTTATTCATCGATTACGTAGGTTGCCCGCGCGGGGCAATGGGAAGGCAGGGCGCCCCGCTTACGGAGGAGCTGCTGTCCATGCCCGTGCTTACCGACGTTGACGGCGGGCGATGGCGGCCTGTTAACGAGGAGGCGCTGCAAGAGGCGGTTGCGCTGCTGAAAGAGAAAGGCAATGAGTGAAAATGAAAATCATATTGAACAAATTTGACTACGCTACCATAGTCCGAAATTGCGCAAAGACTCGGGATGGGTATGACGGATGCAGCAAGTGCGCGCTCAGCGGGGTGTGTGGTGGGCCGGAGGCGCTCGAGGAGATATGCTCCATTACGGACGCGTCTCTGTTTGAGATGGGCTATATACACCTCAATATGCCGAACGATGAAGCTGTCAGTGAAACAAATTGACCGCCTGTTCTGGGCGATGTGGTCCGAGCTCATTGGCTGGATCGCATGCTGCTGGCTCGATGTGCCGCTTTGCGGGTACATGCGCATACGCTCATGGACGGGCTATGCCGGAGCCATGGCGGCGGTGATGGCCATTATTATTACATACCGGATGTCGTCATACCGGAAGGGGAGATTGCCTTGTGAGAACTGAACGTCATATCACGCTGTGCGTGACCTGCAGCCCGAAGTTTGAAGAGGTGACCGAGCTCGACGCGGAGCAGCTCCTGCACAAGGTACACTGTGCTTGCTGCGGGCGGTCGCGGGATGGGTACTCATATCGGGTGCGAACACGAAAAACCGCTGAAGATTGGAGGAAGGCCAGTGCCAAGGATAAAGTTTAGGCTTGCGTCAGACGCCGACGGGCGGAGCGTTGACTGCAAATCATTTCGACGACTGCCGGGCGGAAGCGCCGTGTGCGATATCCTTAACCACCCTTGGTGCGTAGCCAGGGGATCGGCCGGACCGGAAGGCTGCTCGTTTCGGCAGCCTCGGGAACAACAGAAAAGGGAAGGCGAGGCTGCGGCCTCGCCTTCGCGCGTAAAGGGGGACGGCCGCCATAGCAAAGACTAAACGCCTCATCACGGTGACAGCCGGTCGGCTCGTGTACGGCGTGTGCTATACTCAGGCCATGGCGGCGGACTCTCCAAGAGAGCGTGCGGAGAAAGCCAAGTGCAGCAGCGCGGCCAGACAGAAGCTGAACTTCAAAGCGATGTGGAAGCAGCTGCAGCTGCTGCTCTGTGCCAATTTCAAAAGACACGACCTGTGGATCACCCTCGGCTTTGATGACGCTCACCTGCCTCCAAACCGTAAGGCCTGCAAGAAGATCATGGCCCGATTCATGGACCGGCTGCGGGCTCGGCGGCGTGCGGATGGGGAGGAGCTGCGCTATGTTTATGCGATACATGAGCTCCAGGACGACGGCTCCCGGCGGTATCATTTCCACATGGTCATCAACGCCACGTCCGGCCGGGCGGACTATGAGCTGATTCGCTCACTTTGGGAGTGGGGAGACAACATAGAGATCTCCCAGCTCTCGGACAGCGAGCACTACGGCCGCGATGATTTCATGGAGATCGCGCAGTACATGGTACGAGAGCGCAACCCGGACGCTGATTCAAAGGTAATTGCGGTCGGTGATAAAGGCTATGTCGGATCCCGAAACCTTGCCAAGCCTGTGCGGGAGTCGCAGCTGGTCGACGACAATGTGACTATCACAGCGCCGCCGGGAGCTGTGATCCTGGACCGAGACGAGCGGCAGAATGGATACGGCTGCTACACATATATATCGTATCTGCTGCCCGAGCCGCGGCCAGAGCCTGCTCGCAAACGCCGAAAAATCGAATAGCTATTATTTTTTCTGACTTGGGGTTGTGTATATCTTTAGGCGGGAGGTACGAGAAAATGACGGAAGGTACACGAAAACGCTTGACGCATTTAGGTGCGCTGGGTAAACTGGAAGTACGAGAAGGCCGGATCGTCTGCCCGATATGCGGCAGCCGCACAGACCAGGTTATCCTGCCGGATACCCGAGCGGCGAAGCTGCCGGTGTGGTGCCGACGATGCAAGCGCCAGCTCCTCGTGACAATTTCAGACGGCGAGTGCCAGTGCCAAAGTGCCAGCGCCTGACTTCGACTATGTGTCGGAGGCAGGCGCTTTTTTGTTTGCCGCCGGGAGGTGTGCTGAATGTGGGACGGATACGAGAGCCGACGATGGCGTGTCTATGTCAGGCCGCGCATCCTGCGCCGTGACGGGTACCGCTGCCGCGAGGCGCGGCGCTATGGGCGCAACGTTGAGGCTACTGTCGTTCACCACATCTGGCCGGCCGAGGATTGGCCCGAATATGCCTGGGCTGACTGGAACCTCCTGAGCCTGTCGTCTGAGGCGCACCGCGCGATGCACAACGACGACGGCAGTCTGTCGGCGCTCGGCGAATCATGGCGCCGCCGGACTATCCCCCCCACCCCCTGAGGCGGAGAATCTTTGCCCTTGATCACTGGGGCCGGGACTTCTTCCGACAGCGGACAAAAATTTCGAGGGGGGGTAAAATTCGGCGCTCAGGAGAAACGGAAACAAGAACTCGCGCGCGGGCTGCGCCCGTGAACGACGCGCCCGCGCGAATGGGCCGGAGGCGGTGAATTGGCCAGAGAGGACATGATCCGCGACGCAATGCGCGCCGTGGACACCTACAACGAGATATACGAGCCGACCATCAAGGCCCTGGCCAAGACTGAACGCCAGCTCTCCAGAGCGGAAAAGGAATGGCGCAGGCAGGGCGGCCAGATGGTGGCCCGCATGACCAACAAGGCCGGAGCCGAGTACATGGCGAAAGACCCGTACTGGTCGTCCGTCGAGAAGCTGCGTGCGGATGTCCTGGCATTGCGCACTCAGCTGGGCCTGACTCCCGCAGGGCTGAAAAAGGCCAGAAGCGCCGTTGAAGCAAATACCTCGTCGGGAAGCCCGATAGAGGCGCTGCTGGATACGGCCAAGGAAACGGCCATTGCCAAAGCGGCAGACTACCAGGCTGCTGTCGACGCCTATGTTGAGGGCGTCCTGTCCGGCGACGTTCCCGCCTGCACCGAGATCCGCCAGGCCTGCGCCAGATATGTGTCCGATTTGGACACGGGGCGCTGGGACTTCCGGGCGGAAGAGGCCAACCTGATAATCGCGCTCATCGAGACTACGATATGCCACCAGCAGGGCGAGGACCTCGAGGGCTTGCCCATGCGCGGACGCCCCTTTGAGCTGCTGCCGTATCACAAGTTTTGCGTTTACAACATCATGGGCTTTTATCAGCCGGGCACACAGCTGCGGCGATATGTCGAGGCCCTGATATTTGTCCCGCGCAAGAACGTCAAGACCACCTTCGCCGCGGCACTGGCCTGGGCCTTTGCCCTCTATTACCGGATGTCGGGCTCAAAGGTGTATGAGGTCGGCGGCGCGCTGAAGCAGGCCCTGGAGGGCTTTGACTTCCTCAAATTCAACGTGAAGCGTCTCGGCATATCCGTAGACGAGGATCCCGACAACGGGCTGCGGATCATAGGCAGCAACAATGAGCACAGCATATCGGGCGATGTCGGAGACGGGTATATCTCTATCAATGCCCTGGCTACGTCGCCCGACCGTCAGGACTCGTTCAACGCCAACATAATCATTGCCGACGAGATGCATACCTACAAGAGCGCCAAGCAGTACCAGGTGCTCAAGGACGCGACCAAGGCGTACTCCAACAAGCTCGTTATCGGCATCTCGACTGCCGGCTCTCTGGAGCTCGGCTTCTGTGCGCAGCGCGTGGACTTCTGCCGGAAGATCCTCGACGGTACCGTGACCGGGGACATAGCTGACCGCACCTTCGTATTCATAGCCGCGGCCGAGCAGGGCGCGAACGGCGAAGTCGACTATGATGACCCGGCTGTCATGCAGGCCTGTAATCCAGGCTGGGGCGCGAGCATCCGCCCGGCGGACATGATCGCCGACGCGCAGCTTGCCCGCGAGGATCCCCAGATGAGACCGGAGTTTCTGACCAAGAGCCTCAATGTGTTTATCCAGTCGCTGCGTGCGTATTTCGACATCGAGGAGTGGCGGGCGTCTGACGCCAAGTATGACTGGACACTTGACCAACTTGCCAAGCTGCCGGTCGAGTGGTACGGCGGCGCCGACCTCTCAAAGCTGCATGACCTCACCGCAGCGTGCCTGTTCGGCCACTACCAGGGCGTGGACATCATCGTCCCTCACTGCTGGTTCCCACGTCCGGCTGCGCTCGTAAAGGCAGAGCAGGACCAGATACCTCTGTTCGGCTGGCTCGACGATCACTGGCTGGACATGACAAACGATAAGGTCACAAACCACGCCGACGTTGTCAGGTGGTTCACGGACATGCGCACGCGCGGTTTTAAGGTGCGCCGGGTGGGACATGACCGCAAATTCTGCCGCGAGTATTACATCGGCATGAAGGCGGCGCACTTTACCGTCCGTGACCAGCCGCAGACGGCTCTGCTAAAAAATGAGGGATTTCACTACCTCATGAACTCTGCCAAGGCCGGCACGCTGTATTACTGCCATGCTGAGCCGTTTGAATACTGCGTCCAGAACGTCCACGGCGTCGACAAGGCCGATGACGTGACGTATTACGACAAACTGGCTCCGAATCTGCGCATAGATGTGTTCGACTGCGCAGTGTTCGCAGCCTGCACCTATCTCATAGATCTCGAAGCCAAAAAGAAAGGCGCCGGCTGGTTCGGCGCTCAGAAGGAGGGTGATTAATTGCGAGTTAAGCCGGTCCCGCGCTCGCGGGATGCCCCGCTGTCGACCGGGACGCGATGGATAACGCTGGCCGACACAGACTCGGACCTCACTGTGCCCGGATATTCGAGGCTCATCGACTCGCCGGACGTTGCCAATGCCGTCGGCATGGTGGCCGATATCATATCCGACGCCACAATATGGCTCATGGAGAACACCGACGAGGGCGACAAGCGGCTCAAAAACGAGCTGTCGCGCATGATCGATATCACCCCGTACAGTCTGGGGACACGCCAGACATGGGTTAGCTGGATCGTGACCACGATGTTCACATCCGGGGACGGCAACGCCTTCGTCCTTCCTGCTTCCCACAACGGCCGGATAGAGGAGCTGCTGCCCATGCCAGGCGCGACGACGCTGCCTCAGGACAACGGCCTGAGCTATTCCATCCAATGGCGCGGCCAGATGTTTGCGCCTGATGATGTGCTGCACTTCCGGCTGCATCCGGATCCGGCTGCGCCGTGGCGGGGCAGAGGCCCGCGCGTGCAGCTGCGTGAGGTGCTTAAGAATCTGCGTCAGGCCGCGGCGACCACAAACGCCTTTATGTCCTCAAAGTGGATGCCGAGCGTGATCATCAAGGTGGACTCCAATTCCGAGGAACTAAGAGATCCGTCTGGCCGCGAGAAGCTGATGCATGAGTACATACAGACGCAGCGCGCCGGTGAGCCCTGGATGATCCCCGCGGAGCTCATGGACGTTGTCACGGTCAAACCGCTGTCCCTGGCCGACATTGCGATATCGTCCAGCGTGGAGATGGACAAGCGCTGCGTCGCGGCTGCAATACGGGTGCCGCCGTATTTCCTCGGCGTGGGGGAGTACAGCGAGGCGGCGTACAACAACTTTATCCGCACGACTGCCCAGCCAATAGCGAACGGCATCGCACAGGAGCTTACAAAGAAGCTCCTAATCTCCGAGCTCTGGTACTGGAAGTTCAACACCCGCAGACTGTACGCCTACGACCTCAAGACACTGGCCTCGGTTGGCGACGACCAGTATGTCCGCGGCATAATGACGGGCAATGAGGTCCGCGACTGGCTTGACCTGCCGCCGGAGCCCGGCCTGGATGAGCGCGTTATCCTGGAGAACTATATCCCCGCCGGCATGATCGGCAATCAGAAAAAGCTGCAAAGTGAGGAGGACTGATATGCCCGCAGCCAATAGAACTAACATGGAACGCCGCTGCCTGCCGGTCGAGTATTCCACGCGCGAGGAGGGAGTTGAACTCTATATCGAGGGATACTTTGCCGTTTTCAACAGCCCTTACGTGTTTTGGCCGGGTGCAACGGAGATTATACTGCCCGGCGCTTTTGACGAATCTGTGTCCGGTGACGTGCGAGCGCTGGTCAACCACAATACAGACCTCGTCCTTGGTCGCACCCGCGCCGGCACTATGACCTTGAAGCAAGACTCCAGAGGCCTGTGGGGGCGCATAACCATCAATCAGGAAGACCGAGCGGCGATGGACCTCTATGCCCGCGTTAAGCGCGGAGACGTGAGCCAGTGTTCGATTGGCTTTGAAATCGAGTCCGAGCGTTTTATCGAGCTGGGCGCCGGCAAATATCGCTGGGAGATTGAGAAGATTAGGCCTCTCTACGAGGTCAGCCCCTGCACGTTCCCGGCGTATGAGGACACTGGCATAGAAGCCAGGCGCAGGGACCTGGAGACCATCAACCGGCGCCGCCTGGAGCTTTGGCGCGCTGAAATGAGACGAAGATTAGGAGGTAGCAATGGCACTTAAAGTACTCGTTCTCCGCAAGAGGATCGAGCCCCTGCAGGCCGAGCTGGAGCAGCTGCGTACCGCCGCATCCAGCTTCGAGGCTCGCGAGGCGGAGCTTGAACAGGCGATAAACGAGGCCGCGACTGATGAGGAGCGCGAAGTCGTGGAAACGCTTGTAAGCGAATTCGAGCAGACGCGGGAAACCAACGCGAGCGAGCAGGCCCGCATATCTGGCGAGATCGCCGAGCTGGAGAGGCAGATCGGAGAAATCGAAGCGGCCGGCAAGGCCGCAAGAAGCGCCGAGCCCGGCGCAGATGTGAAGAAAAGGAGTGATTCTGTGGCGAATATATCGACCAATACCAGGGCGATACGTGCCCTGGGCGAGACTCTTGAACAGCGCACGGCGCTTGTTACCCGAGAGGACGTAAAAGAGTTCCTGACTCGTGTCCGCGGCTTTCGCCGCGCTGCATCCTCCGTGACCGGCGCCGAGCTCGGTGTTCCCGACATTCTGATGGGCGTGCTGCGCGACGGCGTTGATCGCTATTCAAAGCTGATTAGGTTTGTTACGCTTCGCCCGATATCCGGGAAAGGACGTCAAAACGTTGCCGGAGCAATCCCGGAAGGGATATGGACGGAGGCGGTTGGTGCTGTCAATGAGCTCACCATAACCTTTACACAGGTAGAACTGGATGAATACAAAGTTGGCGGCTATGTGTCCGTGCCTAACAGCAGCCTTGAGGATGACTCGGATCTCCAGCTTCTGGCCACAATCATTGACTATCTTGGGCAGGCTATAGGTCTTGCACTTGATAAGGCAATCGTGTACGGTACCGGAACAAAAATGCCCGTGGGCTTTGTCACGCGTCTGGCTGCCGATTCGCAGCCTGCATGGTGGGGCAAGAATCAGGGTGCTTTTACAAACCTGTCAACCACCAACATCCTGACGCTTGACCTGGCGGCAAGCACCGGTAAGGAGTTCTTCTCGCCTCTGTTGGCTGCTCTGGGAACCGCAAAGCCTAACTACGCAACCGGTGCACCTGTGTGGGTCATGAACAGAAAGACCCATATGGACCTCATTTGCCGCTGCCTTGAGTTCAATAGCTCCGCAGCACTTATGTCCGGTGTTTCCAATGTCATGCCGGTTATAGGCGGCGAAATCGTAGAGCTCGAGTTCATGGCTGATAACGACATTGCGGGCGGATATCTGACGCTGGAGGTCATTGCCGAGCGGAGCGGTGCGAAGATCGCTTACTCGGATATCCCCATGTTCCTGGACGACTGCACAGTATTTAAGGGTACCCAGCGCTATGACGGAAAGCCTGTACGCGGCGAGGCCTTTGTGCTGCTCAACTATGCGAACACGGCGCCGACGAAGACCGTAACATTCGCCACGGACGCCGCTAACTAAAAGGAGGTGGGCCGAGTGACGCCTACGGCAAACCAGAGGATCCTTTTGCAGACCGATCTCGGCCTGCTGCATCCCACGCCTGAGCAGGAGGTGCAGCTTGACCACTACCTGTCAATGGCTCATGCGGCGATAGCTAGAGAGGGCGTCCGGCTCAATCCGGACGCCCCTGAAGATGACGCGCTGCTCTCCATGTATGCCGCCTGGATATATCGCCGGCGGGCAAGTCCGGACGCCTCGGGCATGCCCCGCATGATCCGGGCGGAGCTCAATGACCGCAAGATCGCGCAGGCAGGTGGAAGCGCATGATCTATGACCGCGTGCTGACTGTCTGCACACTTGATACTGAGGCCGAGCCCCGCTGCCTGTGCCCAGGTAGGAGCTATTACTTCGGCGAATCCACCGTCGGCGTGACACGATACTACGCCGCGCTGCAGGCCGGTGAGCGCGTGGACATTGCCGCCGAGATGTGGCCGGCTCCGATAAGCGCCGAGCAGTTTTGCCTGGTCGATGGGAACCAGTATCGCATAGTGCAGATCCAGCGCAAAGAGAACTCCGACGGGCTGCCTGTGCAGCTGCTGTCGCTCAGACTGTCTGAGACGGTGTTCCCGGTTGAGGAGGCAAAGCATGATACCGATAGCTGAAGCCCTTGCGGACATTGGAGCGCCTGTGTCCTCGGTTCCGTACAGAGGCACTGAGGACGCCTTCGTGACCTATCAGTGCATAGGGCAGACCGGGCAGATATACGCCGAAGGTGTGGAGGCGGAGACGGGTGTGGCCTATGCCGTGGACATTTTCACCGGCGGGAGCTATGTGCCGCTGATGAAAAAGGTGAAGGCTGCGCTCGAGGCTGCCGGTTGGATCGCCACGCTGGATGCCGTGCAGTACTCAGACGACAAGCGCCAGTCCCAGGCGAGCTTGACGGCCATAGCTGCGGGGGCGCTGTATGGCTAGTTTTCAGTATTCAGAGAGCGCCTTGCCGGAGCTGATACGTCAGCTCGAGGACAACGGCCTGTACGATGAGGAGAACACCAAGAAAATCCTGTACGCCGGCGCCGAGATATTTGTTAAAGAGGCCCGGAGCGCCTTGGTGCGCGCCGGGCATATTGATACCGGAGCCATGCGCGACAGTATTACCTACTACAGAAAGGTTGACACAAAGGACGGGGTCCACAGCGTTTCCATGTCCATTAAGGGCAGGGACGAGAAGGGCGTAAAGAATGCGGTCAAGGGCTTTGTCCTGAACTACGGGCGCAAAAAGGCCTACGGCTACATTCCCGGTTCGCATTTCTGGAACGCCGCCATACTGTCTGCCACCCCTAAGATGATCCGCGCCTGTGAGGACGCGGCAAACACGATATTGCACGAGAAAGGACTGATATAATGCCCGCATTTGACCTGAGATATATCAAAATCGGCAAGTACAAAAATACAAGCGGGACCATCTCATACTCAGATGTGACCACCATCGGTGACGCCATGGATGTGAACCTGCAGTTCAAATATGCCGAGGGCCGCCTTTATGCTGAAGGCGTGCTGGCAGAATATATGAAGCTCATCACCGGAGGCACTATAAGCATCGCTGTCAAATACATACGCGCTGAAGCACAGAAAGCGATGTTCGGAGCAAAGGATACTTCGATAACCGTTGCCGGTATAACGCCGGCCACGACTGGACTTGCCTACACAGGCGCAGATGAGCCTTCCGCTGTGGGCTGCGCGTTCTACGCTCCTGACATGATTGACGGCGCCCTCAAATACACCTGCGTGTTTATACGGCGCGTCATATTTGGCCTTCCGGCGATGGTGTACAAGACAAAGGGCGACAGCCTCACATTCCAGACTCCCACGACGACGGGCGAGTTCATGGCAGACCACTCTGCCACGCAAAACCTGGTCGACGTCGTGACCGTCGATACTGTCGAGAACGCCAAGAAGTGGGTCGATGGGGCGCTCGGAGGGTCCCAGGCATGATAGATATGCGCCTTGAGCGTGTGCCGTTTGAATTTGACGGGCACACCTTTCAGCTTTGCTGCAACATGAACGTCCTGGCCGATGTCCAGGAGGCCTTTGACGGGAAAATCAGTGAGGCGCTGTCGGGCAAGGCCGGCGTCCGGTCGCTGATGGAATTCCTCGCGGCCATGCTCAATGATTCCGCTGATGAGCAGGGGATAGAGGTTCGCTATACCTCTCGCCAGGTGGGGCGCATGCTCGCACCCGTACGGATGAACGAGGTCAAGGCGATCGTCATGCGGCTGGTGGGAAAAGCCATGTCTGCCGACACAGAGCTCTCCACAGAGGAGGACGCCCCAAAAAACTGACTGACCAGGTGGAGCCGGAGTCGCGCAGTATCGACTTCGCCTGGTACCTGTATGCCTGGATGAGCGTCCTCCGGCTCGACGAGAGGTCCTTTTGGCGCACCGCAACACCTGCGCGCGTTGCGGCTCTGCTGCAGGCTGCCGCGCCCCGGAGGACATTGCATCGCGATGACAAGCCGCAGAAGTCGTTGTCAGCCTATTTACTCGGAGGAGGTGGTTAAACGTGGCCACGCAGCCCATCAAGACCAGATTCGAACTCGACGGGGAGAAAGAATATAAGGCGGCGGTATCCGAGATAAACGCCTCGCTCAGGGTGCTCAACTCTGAGATGAAGCTGGTCTCTGCACAGTTTGCCACCAATGCTGACAGCGTGGACGCTCTCACAGCCCGCAGCGACGTGCTCACTCGGCAGATACTCACGCAGAAAGAAAAGGTCGAGGCCCTGCAGGCTGCACTGAAAAACAGCGCTGACCGTTACGGCGAGGCCGACGACCGCACGAAGCGCTGGCAGACCACCCTCAACAACGCCGAGGCCGAACTCGCAAAAATGGAGCAGCAGCTGCAGTCCAACACGGAGGCCCTGTCTGATGCATCCTCAGGGCTTGATACGCTCGACGGCGGGCTGCTTGATACCACAGAGAGCGGAAAGGGCCTCGGCGACACTTTAGATGACCTTGCGGGAAAACTAGGAGTCGATTTGCCGGAAGGGGCAACAGGCGCGTTCAACTCGATGGGCGAGCTCAGCGGGCAGACCTCGTTGCTGATCGGCGCATTCGCCGGCGCAGCAGCGGCGATTTTTGAAATGGGAAGGGCACTCTCAGATCTTACTCTTGAACAGGCCTCTGCCGCGGGTGAGATCCAGGACCTCTCTATGCAGACGGGACTTTCCACCGAGGCCGTGCAGCGGTATCAATACGCCTGCGACCTCATAGGCGTGTCGTTTGATACGGTGGCCAGCTCGCAGGCCAAGATGATCCAGAGCATGGCCGACGTGCAGAGCGGCTCTGAGACAGCCACAGCCACATGGAATCAGCTCGGCATTGAGGTCATGAATGCCGACGGCAGCCTGCGCAACGCCGAGGACGTATTTCTTGAGGTCATCGACGTACTTGGCCAGATAGAGAACGCCACCCAGCGTGACGCGGTATCCATGGAGATATTCGGCCGGTCGGCTCAGGACCTCAACCCTCTTATCGTTCAGGGTACGGATGCCTTTCAGGCTCTCTGCGACGAGGCCTCAAAGGTGGGCGCTGTCCTTACAGATGTGCAGCTTGAGGCGCTTGCCGGTGTTGATGACGCACTGATCCGCTTCAACGAGCGGCTGGACGCTGGGGAGAAGGCCATGGCTCTCAAATTCACCCCTGCGCTGCAAGCCTTTTTTGATGAGACCGGTGACGGCGTTAAAAGTATCGAGGAGGCCTTAGCCGACAGCGGTCTGGTGACCGTGTTTGCCTCTTTGCTTGAACTGGTGACTGCTCTCTCTCCGGCCTTTGAAGTTCTGGGAGATGTCCTGACTGCCTGCTCACCAGTGTTTTATGCCGTTGCCTGGGTTATAGCGACAATATCCGACGCACTCAAAGTGGTGCTGCTGTCGCTTTCGTCGATAGTGAACCTGCTGTCTTTTGACTTCAGCGGGTTCAACGACGATATCAGCTCTATAAACGGCATCCTGTTCGGCGGTGACAGTGCCTCTGGCCGCGTATTCCAGTCCATGTACAACGCCTCCGGAGACTGGAATTTCCCCGGCGGCGTCACTTGGGTCGGCGAGAACGGTCCGGAGCGCGTGTTCCTTCCGCGCGGCTCCGTCATACAGAGCGCCCAGGACTCGGCTCGCAGCACCGGCGATGTGTACTATGTCACTCTGAGCCTGCGGGAGATCTCCGAGCTCAGCGACATAGCCCGCCTGGCCCGCGACCGCAGGCGCAAAACCCGAATGATGCCTGCAGAGGAGGTTGATTAATGGCGACCTATCGCTTGAACCCGGTGGACTGGGTATTCGTAAGCAATGGAAACGCATATTCAAATGATCGCACAAGTGATGTTGTTACCTTGAGTACTATGCAAGACCTGCGGGGAATGCTATTTGTGCGTTTTGAGCCATTGCCGGAAAGCCTGTGGTACAAGAGCATAGAGCGCGCATCGCTTGTGGGATACTATAGGCTTGATGGTGTTGATTCTCGGCTATTTTTTGATTGTCGGATAAACGTGGCGGCAGAGAACGATGACTTAGACTTTGCTTCCCTGACTTACAATAATATGCCTGGTAATGGCAGTGGTATCGCTTCAGCTGTGTTCGATGAAGTCGGCCCGTGGACGGATTGGTTGCCTGCGTTAGTTTACACGTCCGACTATCGCGACCTTCTTACAAAGCCGCTATCTATTAGTGGATATTTCTTCAATGCGTCTGGCCCACTTGCCGTTTGGACGCCAAAAAGCTCCAACCCTCCCTACATTGAAGTTACCTACTATGTTGACGCAAGAAGCGAGCTTACAGACATTTCTCCGACTTCCGGCTATGTACCCAAAGGGTTCCCAACGGTTTTTTCATGGAGGGTTCAGCTTGAGGAGTTTCAGTTTTGCTTTGGTGAAATTAAGCAAACGGCCGGTGTTTTTCGTTGGAGAGAGAAAGGCTCAGGCACCGTCAACAGCATAGACTGCGGTGCTTTGCAGCAATGTGAGGTGCCGGCCGGTACCTTCTCAGCCGATGAAATTGAGTGGAGCATAGAGGTTACAACTAACACGGGGCAAACGCATGTTTCTGACTGGTACACGCTCAGCACCGTGGAAGCCCTGCCAGAGGCTGTGCCGATATCGCCGGTGAGCACCATGGTCGACGGCTCTGCTCCCTGCAAATTCTCCTGGGCACACAACATCGCAACGAGCACGGCCCAGACAGCCGCGGACCTCCAGTATCACACAGGGGACGGGTTATGGCAGGCGCTGGGTCACGTTTCTGGAGACTCGACGGAGTACACTGTCCCGGCCAACACCTTCTCCTCCGGCTCTGTGTTCTGGCGCGTCCGGACGTATAACACCGACAGTACCGCGGGCGACTGGAGCGACCCGGTCGAGATCATCGTCGTGGCTGCGCCGCCGGCCCCTGTGGTGCAGGTCACAAGCGGCAGTGCACCGCGGGTGAGCATATCCTGGCAGTCTACGGACCAGCAGGCGTGGGAGGCAGTTGTCGCTGGCATAAGCAGCGGTATAGTTTACGGCCTGGCCAAGGGCTGGCGGCTGCCCGATTACCTCCCGGACGGCACATATACGGCAAAGGTCCGAGTGTGCAACAAGTATAACCTCTGGAGCCCGTGGGGATCCTGCTCTGTCCAGGTAAGCAACGCCGCGGGAGAGACTATCGCCCTTACAGCGGCCGACGGCGTCGCAGTGTCCCTGCGCTGGACATCGAGCGGGTATGATGCCTACTATGTGCTGCGAGATGGACGCCCCATTGCCAAAACCACGGAGCAGAGCTATACGGACAATTTCTGCTCTGGCAGCCATGCCTACACAGTGCGGGGAGTGTTCACGGCCACAGGCCAGTATGGCCTCTCCAACGCCGTGACAGCAGCCTCCACCTGCGAAACCGTGTGCATATCTCCGGTGCCTAATGCAAAGTGGCTGCGGCTGCGATACGCCGATACATCCGACCGGCGCACATCGCTCAATACGAGCCGCACCGTGAACTATCAGTATCTGCCCGGAGCCGAGTACCCGTCCGCCGAGATCTCAGAGTGGACATCCGCCACAATGTCAGTGCAATGCGCGCTCGCGTCTCCGGCAGAATCAGCCGAGCTGGAGGCGCTCCAGGGCTCTCTGGTGTGTGTCAAAGATCGGCGAGGCAACTGTGCCATCGGTGTGCTCGAGGCCTTGGACAAACAGAGCTTGCGTTTCTTCGATTCCTTCAGCTTCTCGATACAGCGGGTAAACTATGTCGAGGAGGTCACCTATGATTAGGCATATCTCGGCTCGGGTGGACATTCTTCGGGACGGTGTGCGCTGCGGCTCTCTGCCGTTCCCGCAGTCGTCCCCGCCTTCGGTCATGGCCGATTCGGCATCTGCTATCAAAACAAGTCTCGCCGGCGTGTTTCTCCACACCGGCGAGATCGACTACCTCAATGATGAACTTCAGCCTGTGCTCATAATCGACGGCGTGGAGACGCCCATCGGCGTGTTTGTGCCTGGCACGGTCACAACGTCCTCAAAAGGCTACGGCGCGGACCTCGCCCGCGTGGAGGCCTATGACCGCGGCGTAAAGCTGCAGCAGGCCAAGACCGAGACGTTGCTGCACTGGTCCGCGGGTACGAAATACCTCGACGCGGTCAAGCAGCTGCTGGTCTCTGCCGGCATAGGCATGGTCATGGAGACGCCGAGCTCGTTGGCGTTAACCACCGACCGTGAGGACTGGGCGATAGGCACACCCTACCTGACCATTATCAATACTCTGCTGGCCGAGATCAATTACAACGATATCTGGTTCGACCCGCGCGGCACAGCCGTGCTCCAGCCGCGCCAGGAGCCCAGCGCAGAGCGTATTGCACACACATACACGGACGGGACGCCGCTGTCGGTGCTGATGCCCGACAGCGAGTCAGAGCTCGACATCTATGACGCGCCAAACGTCTTTATCTGCACGGTATCCAATCCGGATCTCGAGGAGCCGATGACGGCGACAGCGGTCAATGACAATCCTATGTCGGCGCTGTCCACCGTGCGCCGCCGGCGGCGCATACCCACAGTCGTGCAGCTGGACAATATAGCGTCCCAGGAGGAGCTGCAGCGCTATGCTGAGCACCTTGCTTTTGAGAGCATGCTTACCAGTAAGACCGTCACGGTGACGACGCTGGCGGAGCCTGGACACGGCGTGGGCGACGTAGTGGCCGTAAGCCGGACGGAGCTGAGCGGGATCTATCAGGAGACCGGCTGGTACCTGACTCTCTCCGGAGGACAGACGATGTCGCACACTCTCAGACAGGTGGTGTTGATATGAGCAGTGAAGATCTCTCGTACTCATTTGCGACTATTGACCAGATCTACGACGACGGAATAACGCTGATATTCGACGGCGAGGAGACCGCGTCGGAAAAGCATTATAAGTGCAATTCGTTCTGCATCTTTGCTCCCGGACAGCGAGTTCGCATAATCAAAGACTCAGGTACCTATGTCGTTGAGTATCCGGTGGGCAACCCCAACGCCGATGCCATTCTGCCGGCAGGCGGAACGGATGGCCAGGTGCTGACCAAGGACGGCAATGAGGGTATCGCCTCAAAGTGGGCTGACATGAAGGGCATACCCACAGGAGGGACAAAAGGGCAGCTGCTGTCCAAACGCACGAATGAACCCTTCGATGTGGAGTGGACAACCCCCAATAGCTACATCCCCTCGGGAGGCAGCAGCGGCCAGATGCTCGTCAAAGACGGTTCGACAGACTACTCCCTCAAATGGGCAGACGCTCCCGTCGACCACATCCCAGACGGCGGCAGCAACGGCCAGCTGCTGGCGAAAAACGGCTCCGCCTCGCGCGCACTCAAATGGATAGATGGCCCGACAGAACGGATCCCTACCGGTGGAAGTGATGGCCAGATGCTCGTGAAGAGCGGCTCTGCCGACTATGCCCTCAAGTGGGCGAATGCTCCTGAAAACCATATCCCAACAGGCGGAAATGTCGGGCAGGCGCTGATCAAGGCCAGCACGTCAAACTACGCGCTCGAGTGGGGGAGCCCGACGGTGTCCCGTCTGTACCAGGGCACAACGAATTATGCCGAGCTCAACTCCAGCCGGGCATTTGTGCCTCACACGGCCGGGTCTCGTACATATCCATATTATCTTGGCACCAGCTCGGTCCCTTGGTACGGCATATATACCGGCGACGGCGCAAGCCGAATATGTGGCAGCTCCGGCACGTTGGGCTTCTATGGCCAGACGCCGATAGCCCGGCAGACGCTGTCGCTCAGCTCGAACAACATGTCGTATACGTCTGTAACTGCCAACAACTATCTCTATGCGCTTAATAATCTCATCGGCATTCTGAAGAATAAGCTAGGGCTGATTAAATAGGAGGCTCACTTTGACCATCAACATATGTAATCCACCCATCGGCTATGTGGAGATCGGCCGCATGGGCGAAAACCTATACCGGGAGCTGAACATCGATGTCTCGGCCTGGCTTGCGGAGCTGCCAGGGGCATCTGTATCGGTGGTGTTCCGCAGGCCGGACGGCCAGGTATATCCGGTTATCGTCAATTCCAGCGAGCAGGTCATAGCATGGCTGCCTAACAGCTCCGACCTGGCCGTGCCCGGCACCGGTATGCTTGAGGTGCGGCTGTATCTTGACGATGTGATCTGCAAGTCTGCCGTTATCAATACGGCCACCAGCCGGGCCCTAGGCGCCCCTGTGGCGCCTCCGCCGGCCCCTGCGCCGGATTGGGTCACCACCGCCGGCAATGACGCTAAACGTGCAGAGGCGGCGGCAGACCGCGCAGAGAGCGCCGCTGTGCATCAGCCGATGATATCAGCTGCACAGACCTGGCTGACATGGGATCCCAACAAGGGGCTGTACATCGATACAGGAGTGCTCGCGGCGGGCGTCCCCGGTCCCACAGGCCCGACTGGCCCGTCCGGAGGTCCCACTGGTCCGACGGGACCAACTGGGCCGAAAGGTGAGCCGGGCGAGAATGGCGCGGCCGGCGAGATCGGCCCGACCGGGCCGACGGGTGCCCCCGGGGCGGCCGGAGCTACAGGCCCCACAGGTCCAACCGGACCGAAGGGCGATCAGGGCGACCGGGGCGCTGCCGGTGAGATCGGCCCGACCGGGCCGACGGGTGCTCCCGGATCAGACGGAGCAGCTGGTCCCACAGGTCCGACCGGGCCGAAGGGCGACCAGGGTGACCGGGGCGCTGCTGGCGAGATCGGCCCGACCGGGCCGACGGGGGCCTCCGGAGCGGACGGAGCAACCGGACCCACAGGCCCCACTGGGCCGAAGGGCGACCAAGGCGAGAATGGCGCGACCGGCGAGATTGGCCCAACCGGTCCGACGGGCTCCACGGGAGCAGCGGGAGCAACCGGCCCTACGGGTCCGACAGGCCCAACGGGACCTGCTGGGCCGCAAGGCAACGGATTCCGTATTCTCGGTTATTTTACAACGCTCGAAGACCTTCAGAGCGGGGTGCTGAACCCCTCAATAGGCGACGCCTACGGTGTAGGCAGCGCAGAACCTTATGACATATACATATGGAGCGATGCGGGCTGGATCAATAACGGACCTATTCAGGGCCCAGCAGGCCCGACTGGGCCGCAGGGCGCTCCCAGCACCGTGCCTGGTCCCACCGGCCCGACCGGGCCAAAGGGCGACCAGGGCGCGCAGGGTGCGACCGGCGAAGTCGGCCCCACGGGTCCGACGGGTGCCACTGGCGCCGCAGGAGCTACAGGTCCCACCGGCCCGACCGGGCCGAAGGGCGACCAGGGCATACAGGGTGCAGCCGGCGAAGTCGGCCCCACAGGTCCGACGGGCGCCTCCGGAGCCACAGGAGCGACGGGTCCTACCGGCCCGACCGGTCCGAAGGGCGACCAGGGCGCGCAGGGTGCAACCGGCGAAATCGGCCCCACAGGTCCGACCGGCGCTGCCGGAGCCGCAGGCGCGACTGGCCCAACCGGTCCGACCGGACCGAAGGGCGACCAGGGCTCGCAGGGCGCAGCCGGTGAGATCGGCCCCACAGGTCCGACGGGTGCCGCAGGAGCTGCAGGAGCTACAGGTCCTACAGGCCCGACCGGGCCGAAGGGCGACCAAGGAGCACAGGGTGCGTCCGGCGAAATCGGCCCCACGGGTCCGACAGGCGCCGCAGGAGCTGCAGGAGCGACGGGCCCCACCGGCCCGACCGGGCCGAAGGGCGACCAGGGCGCGCAGGGCGCGACCGGCGAAATCGGCCCCACAGGCCCGACGGGCGCCACCGGAGCCGCAGGAACGACGGGTCCCACAGGCAAAAGCGCGTATCAGGCAGCTATTGATGCTGGCTACACCGGCACTGAGGCTGAGTTTAGCGCCGCGCTTGCGACACTTGGTGGTGCACCGTTCCTCCCGCTTGATGGTGGAATCATGCAGGGAGCGATCAAAATGCCCGAGGCGTACTCGTTTGATGTTTTGGATGGCGACGATAATGTGGTCGTGCAGCTGGGTTCTAACGGGGTTAGCTTCGTGGAGGGTTTCGGTGGCACGCATATCACGGCGGAGAGCAGCGATGACCATACACCGGTGTTGGCTTTTTACGGTCTGGCGGGAGATGAACCGGTAATTCTGACGAACATAAATACCCCACAGTCTGAATACGACGCCGCCACTAAGGGCTATGTTGACGGTTTAATTGGAGGCGTAAATGACCTGCTAGATGCAATAAACGGAGAGGTGGTCTGATGGGAACCGTCGCTGAAAAGTTTGCTTACTTGCAAGGGACTAAGGAGGCAATCAAACAGGCCATTAATGCAAAGAATGTGAGTGTATCAGACGACACCACTTTTAGAGAGTACGCGAACAAGATATTTGAAATAGGGGGCGGATTTAGAGGGTATACACGAACCACAACCAGTGGAATAATACCCGCCAGCGGTGAAGTGGTTGTTATGCACGACGCGGACCAGCTAGCGTTTGACGACACATTTGCGGTGGCCATCCTTGCATTGAATGACTATGGTTCTCACTATATCCCAATGGTTTTGGCAAGCCCCTCTGGGCAGTATGTCACCAGCAGCGGTACAATAACACCCGAGGATTTTGGCGACTTGGTGCGCGGAGGCACCCCGGGAGACCCCACCGCCCTTCAAGACTGGTTTTGGACTGTTGACCCATCCCTTATTTGGGTGGGGAAGCCGTACAAGTTGGACGTGTACGAGAGACACGGATGATATATTACGAGTGTATTGCCGGTTCACGGGCGTACGGCTTAGAACTCGAAGGTAGCGACATTGATGTTTGCCGTATAGCGGATTCGTGGAGCACCACTGGGCACGATGGAGAAAAGCACATAATACAAGTACCGCGCGAAGAATTTGTCGACCGTGCCGTGCTCCAGCGGGAGACGCCCCTTTACATCCAGTGGTGGTTCCCCTTTGAGATAAACACTCCGGGGGCGTTATCGGAGTATCTAACCGAAAACCGGGAATCTGTTGTACGAGCTTCAAAAAAACGCGTATGGGAATTGCATATTAGAACGGCACACGGCTTATCTGAGCACCCAGAGCACTATTACCCCCGCTTTCCAAAGAGACTTGCGTACAGCACCCACTACTACGGCATGCTGTCGAAATACGCAGCGGGAGAGTCGTTCGCAGACGTTATTCGCGCAAGCGGCGATATGCGCGAAGCGCTTATTGCAATGCGAAAAAATGAACTGCCATTAAAAGAAGCTATCGCGATTAACGCAGATGCACGAGTCCGCGCGGAGGCTTGTGCTAATTGGTACGATGAGACTGCGGACACAGGAGTCCTTAACGGAATACAACAGGACTTGAAAGAGCTGCTGGGCTTGAGGTAACTACATGAAAATCATCATCTACGCTATTTGCAAAAACGAGGCACAATTTGCCAAGCGGTTCTTGGCCTTCTGCTCCGAGGCGGACGGGGTATACATCCTGGACACGGGCAGCACGGACGGAACACCGGAACGGCTGCGTGCGCTGGGGGCCACCGTGTACGAGCAGACTATCGCGCCCTGGCGCTTTGACGACGCCCGCAACGCCTCGCTCGCCCTGCTGCCGGAGGACGCGGACGTGTGCATATGCCTCGACCTCGACGAAGTGCTCTGCCCCGGCTGGCGCGAGGCGCTGGAGGCGGCCTGGACGCCCGGCACTACGCGGGCGCGGTATACCTACGTTTGGAGCCACACGCGCGACGGGGGAGACGGCGTAGTGTTCTACGCCGACAAGATACACGCCCGGCACGGCTATCGCTGGACGCACCCGGTACATGAGGTGCTGACTGCCGACGCCCCGGAGAGCTGCATCACCATCCCGGAACTGCGCGTGGAGCACTGGCCGGACGAGCACAAGAGCCGCGGGCAGTATCTCCCGCTGCTTGAGCTCTCCGTCGCCGAGAACCCGGATGACGACCGCAACATGCACTACCTCGGACGGGAGTATATGTTCCATCAGATGTGGGGCAAGGCCATAGAGACGCTCATGCGGCATCTGGCGATGCCCTCGGCGCGCTGGGATGCCGAGCGGGCGGCGAGTATGCGCTATATAGCCCGCTGCTGCGAGGCCCTGGGCGACTGGCGCAGCGCGGTACACTGGCTCGAGCGCGCTGCAGATGAGGCTCCGGGCCAGCGTGAGGCGCCTTATGCACTCTCGCTGCTCTACTACCGGCGCTCGGACTGGCCCCTGTGCCGCTACTGGGCGGCTCGGACGCTGGGCATCGCCAAGCGCGACAACAACTACATGACCGAGCCTGAGGCCTGGGGCGCAGAGCCGCACGACCTGCTGGCCATAGCTAGCTGGCAGCTCAAGGATTACGCCGGGGCCGAGGCCGCCGCCGGGACTGCGCTGCGCCTTGCTCCGGATGATGAGCGGCTGCGGCGCAATCTTGAAATCATAAGACAGAGAGGAGCCACGGCATGATATATACAGGCAAGCTGCTGCGAGCCGAGATCTACGACGACCATACCAAGCCCTACACCAACGTCAAGGCCGTCTATGAGGCGCACAAAGACAAATACCCCGGCAAGCTCATAGTCACAAACGGGCACTGGTACAACACAAAGCTCGTGACTCCCTGCGGCAATTACAAAGTCAATGGCACGGTGCTTTCAAAGGAAAGCTGGATGGACTGGGGTTTTGGATGGGACACCGGGCCGATTATCACGATGAGGTCCACTATCCCCGTGATGGTAACTGACATGAGCAACGACAACTATCTCTCCACCCTGCCCCTGCTTGTCGGCGGAAAGAAGCGGGATGACGTAATCAAGAAGCAGGAGCCCAACGTCAAAGTGCCCACGCTTCGCACATGGTTCGGAGTGGACGCCAAAGGCAAGTGGACCGTCGAGGTCACAACCACCAATTATACGCTCGACGGCATAGTCGAGCGGATGCAGAGCCTCGGCATCGTGGATGGTATGGTGCTCGACGGCTCGGGCAGCTCTCAGTGCTATGATGGCACGACCTATCAGCGCGGCGACGGGCGCGACCTGTACAGCTTCCTACTGCTGTGGTTCGCGGAAGACGGCGGCACGGGCGGAGACGACACGGAAGACGACAAGGAGGAGATCACTACGACTACATACAAAACGGGAATAGATGTCTCCGAGTGGCAGAAGACAATCGACTGGGAGGCCGTCCACGCGGCGGGCATTGAGTTTGCCATGATCCGCGCGGGCTACGGACAGAACAATATCGACCCACAGTTCAAGCGCAACATCAGCGAGTGCAACCGCCTCGGCATCCCCTGCGGCGTCTACTGGTTCTCCTATGCCTATACAGAGGCCATGGCGATACGCGAGGCTGAGTATGCGCTGGCGGCAGTTGAGCCGTACAAGCTCGACTACCCTATCGCGTTCGATTATGAGAGCGACAGCGTTGAATACGCCAAGAAAAACGGCGTCGAGCCGGACAAGGCACACGTTACCAGCCTCGCATATGCGTTTTGCGGACGCATCGAACAGGCGAAGTATTATGCGATGATATACACCAACCCGAGCTATCTGAGCAAATACTTCGACAGCTATATCCCCAAAAACTACGACATCTGGCTCGCCCAATGGCCGTCCAAGCCGGATCCCAGCAGCAAGCCTTCTCAGGCGGGCGGCATCTGGCAGTACACCAACTCCGGCAGCGTTGACGGCATATCCGTGCGCGTGGACATGGACGCGGCCTACTATGATTATCCCAGCATTATCAAGGCCAATGGCCTCAATCAGCCTGCTGCCGCACCCGAACCGGAGCCTGTGCCGGAACCTGATACGGAGAGCCCTGCGAAGTCTGAAAACGAGCTGGCGCGGGAGTGGGTTAAGGCGATGGGCATTTCCGACGGCGAGAACCCGGACGCAGCCTGCACGCGGCAGCAGGTGTGGACGATGCTCTATCGTGCACTCGGAATATGATATCCGATAAAGAATAAGGAGGTTTTAAAGTGATTAACTGGAAAGTTCGCATTAAAAACAAAAACTTTTGGCTTGCGCTCATCCCGGCGCTGCTGCTGCTGATCCAGGCCGTGGCGTATGTGTTTGGGTTCAGCCTCGACCTCTCCGAGCTGGGGGACAAGCTGCTGGCCGCGATAAACGCGCTGTTTGCCGTGCTCGCCATCCTCGGCGTTGTGACCGACCCGACCACGTCGGGCATTGGCGACAGTGAATTAGCTATGACATACGAAGAACCCAAGGAGGATTGATTATGGATGAGCCGATATCGCGCGGGGAGCACGAGGAATTTGCCCGGCGCATAGACGCACAGGAAAAGCGTCAGGACAGGCGGCTCGAACTCCTTGAAGAGAACGTGCGCGAGATCGGCGCCTTGACGGTTTCTGTTCAAAAGCTGGCACAGAGCTTGCAAAGCATGGTCAAAGAGCAGGAGCAGCAGGGCCGGAGGTTGCAGGCGTTGGAGAGCCGCGACGGAGAAAAATGGCGCAAGCTCATGGGCTACATAGCCACGGCGCTCACGTCCGGCGCGGTGACGCTGCTGCTTTCGCAGATCATATGAGAAAGGGGGTGGAGAGCGGGTATGCCGAGCAGCATCCTCAACACCGACATAATGTTCCCCAACCTGAGCGGAAAGAGCACGGAGCAGCAGGTGTTCACGATAATGAATTACCTCTACATGCTCAAGGAGCAGCTCACATACTCGCTCTCGAACCTCGGCCTCGACAACATCAACGCCAACTCGTTTATCGAGATCGCGGGGATAATCAATCAGCCTGTGATCCTCAGGCTGGACGGCGTGGACGGCAGCCTGGCGGAGATAAACGTGAATCTCGGCACGGTGAGCTCTCAGCTCCAGGACGCGGAGGGGAACATCTCAAGCCTCCAGCAGACGGCGGCGAGCCTCAGCGCCCAGCTCGAGGACGCTGAGGGAAACATCTCGGCCATATATCAGATATCGGAGAGCCTGTCCACCCGCGTGGAGGACGCGGAGGGGAACATCACGACGCTCTTCCAGACCTCGGACAGCCTGACGAGCAGGGTGACGAGCGCGGAGGGGAACATTTCGAGCCTCCAGCAGACGGCGACTTCGCTGACCTCGGATATATCAGACCTAGAGGGCAACTACACGAGCCTCCAGCAAACGGTGAGCGGGCTGAGGATAACGGCCAGCAACGGCACGACGAGCAGCACGCTTACGCTCACGAGCAACGGCGTGCAGCTCTCAAGCACCAACGTGCAGATCACGGGCATGGTGACGTTCACCGACCTGAGCACGAGCGGACGCACCACCATCAACGGCGGCAACATCACCACGGGCATTATCAGCGCCATAGACATATCCAGCGTGACGATAGACGGCTCGTCGATCACTGGCTCGACCTTTGAGACGATACTCTCCGCCTACGGCGTGGGCGGGGAGATCCAGTGCTATTATTTATCAAACACGAGCAGCACGTATTTAGCCGGCGGCCTGCGGCTTGACGACGAGGGCGGCAGCGGAGATTCACAATACCGCTTGTTTCTGTATACCAAGACCGCGCTGGGCGTGTCGTTCGCACTTAAACTTGAAAGCGCGGGAAGCATGAGCCTTGAGAGCGGGGACAGCCTGTGGATGTACGCGCCAAACACCGTGCAGATAACGGGAAATACCATAAATCTGAATGGCACCGTGCGCGTCAATGGCACGGTGATAGGATAGGAGAATCAATATGACCACTCTGAAACAGTGTATAGCGGCCTGGCAGGCCCTCCGCGCCATTGCAGGTCAAGCCACAGATTACAAGAGCGCTCACGCCCTGATGCTGCTCATGGCACGCCTGCGGCCTCATGTTGCCTATTTCAGCTCAACGGAGATGGACCTGGTGAAGAAATACGCGGAGCTTGACGCCGAGGGGGACCCGGTCTACGAGGCGCCGGGGCGCGTGCGCTTCCGCAATGCCAAGGATCTCGCGGCCTTCACTCGCGAGCGCACGGAGCTCGACGACGTTGAGCTGGGCGAAGAAATAGCACGGGCGAAGATAGCGCCGCCTTCGGCGATTTCCCCTGAACAGCTGGAGGCGCTTGCGCCTTACGTGGATATCGAGGAGGGGACGGCATGAGCCTGCCAGCTATGCTCTATGGCTCCGGCATAGGGAAGTATAATCAGACAAGCTACGGGGGCTACAACCACAACCTCTCCGCGATGGACGGGCAGATCTACGACATGACGAACATGTCCAGCGATTATGCGCCCCTGCTCAGTCCACGGGCTCAGCGCTACATAACACGCACCCTTGCACAGCCGAACGGCCTCTACGCCAACGACGGCCTCTATTGGGTGGACGGGACGGCCTTCTACGCCGACGGAGTTATACGCGGTACGGTGAGCGCCGGCCGCAAGACCTTCGCGGCGCTGGGGGCCTATATCATTATCATGCCCGACATGGCCTGTTACAACAAGCTCACGGGGGAGTTCGGCAGCCTCAACGCCTCGTGGACCGGGGCGGCGCAGATAGTGGATGGGACATACGGCGGAGAGACGGCCAAGAGCAACACCATCGAGGCCTCGGGCGTGGACTTCACGACGCTCTTCAAGCCCGGCGACGGCATCACGATAAGCGGGGCCGCGCTCCACCCGCAGAACAACAAGACCATCGTCGTGCGCGAGGTGACGGCGACCTCCCTTGTGTTCTATGAGAACAGCTTCACCATAAACGAGGGCGGGGACTCTGAGGCGGCGCTCACGCTCTCCCGCGAGATGCCCGAGATAGATTTCCTCTGCGAGAACGAAAACCGTCTGTGGGGCTGCAAGGGAGACACGATATACGCCAGCAAGCTCGGGGACCCGACGAACTGGAATGTGTTCGACGGCCTGAGCACGGACAGCTACGCCGTGCAGGTGGGCAGCGCCGGCGACTTCACGGCCTGCTTCTCATACCTTGGCTACGCGATATTCTTCAAGGAGGAGATGATCTACAAGGTCTACGGCTCGGCGCCCTCCAATTTTCAGGTGATGGGCAGTGCCTCGCTGGGCGTGGAGGCCGGCAGCAGCCTCTCGCTGGCCATTGCGGGCGAGACACTTTTCTTCCTCACGCGGGCGGGCATCGTGGCCTACTCCGGCGGCACGACGCAGAGCGTGGCCTCAGCTTTCGGGCTCGAGCGCTATCACAACGCCGTGGCCGGCAGCGACGGGCTCAAATACTACGTCTCAATGCAGAACGAGGCGGGGGACTGGAATCTCTTCGCATACGACACACGCCTCGGCATCTGGGAGCGCGAGGACGACACGCAGGCGCTCGGCTTTGCTTGGAACACTGACCTCTATTTTCTCGACGCGGACGGCACCCTCTGGCTCAACGGGAGGCCGAGAACGGTGCCGGAGGGCGCGACGCTGGAGGACCCCGTGCAGAGCATGGTGGAGTTCGGGGAGTTCGTAGACAACGACCCGAATAAAAAGCAGATTGCAAAACTACAGGTGCGTATCTCCATCGACGCCGGGGCGAGTGTGACCTTCTGGATGATGTTCGACAGCTCCGGAGAGTGGGAAGAGATAAGCACCATAGAGAGCCAGGTCCTGCGCAACTACTACCTCCCACTTGTACCGCGCAGGTGCGACCACTACAAAATCAAAATTACCGGCACCGGCGGCTGGCGGCTGTACAGCATGACCCGCGAGGACGCGATAGGCAGCGAGCTCCGCAGCACGACCGGGCGGCAGTAAGGAGGCAAGGATATGGCCATAAACACCCTCACGGCTCCGACGACCAAGAGTCGATATACCTACGACCAGTTCAGGCAGGCCGCAGAGCAGAGCGGCCTGCTGGGCGAATTCTCGGACGCCGACCTCTCGCTGGCACAGCGCAACCCCGACGCCGGCATGTCGCTGCTAAGCTACAAGCGCGACTGGCACAATGCCACGACGGACGCGGAAAGGCAACTCGCGAACCTCGGGGCCGAGAGCATTCGCGGCAGTTACGGCAGCTATACCGGCGGCTCAGACGGCGGCAACTATTATCTCGAGCCGCTGAGCCCGAACATGTTTGAGTACCCGAGCGCGCCGAGCTTCTCCGGCGGCAGCAACGCCGGCACGGTGAACGATCTGTATGATCAGATGCTGAATTACGGGGACTTCACATACGACTCTGCACCGGAATACACAAACCGCTGGGACGACACCATCCTCGGACTCATTGACGAGATACTCGGGCGCGAGGATTTCTCATATGACCCAAACACTGATCCCCTGTACAGCCAGTACCGCAAGGCCTACATACGCGAGGGAGACCGCGCGGCGGAGGACGCGCTGGGCGCAGCGGCGGCCGCGAGCGGCGGCCTGCCTTCAAGCTACGCGCAGACTGCGGCGTCCCAGGCGGGCAACTACTACGCGGCCCAGCTCACGGACAAGATACCGGAGCTCCAGCAGCTTGCCTACCAGAAGTACCTCAACGACTACAACATGCTGCTCTCCGACCTCGGCGTGGTCCAGGGGCAGGAGGCCAGCGACTACAACAAGTACCTCACGGACCTCAACCAGTACAACACTGACCGCGACTTCGACTACGGCGCGTGGCTCGACCGCTACAACATGCTCGGGAACAACCTGCAGGCGGGGCTCAACATGGACGCACAGGAGCTCGAGCGCTATCTCGCGCAGCTGCAGCAGTACAACACCGACCGCGACTTTTACTACGGGCAGCTGCTCGACGAAATTAACGACCAGACCAACGACTTCGGCACGCTCGTTGACATGGCCCAGCTTGCGGCTGGCTACGGGGATTACCGCGGGCTGGAGAACCTCGGGATACAGCTCCCGACGCCGAGCGGATACGCCGGAGCGGGCGCGGGAAGCTCTGCCGGTTATGATGATGAAGCCGGGAACCCGCCGGGGGCGACGGACGAAAGGATTTCGTCCGAGGCGATGAATATCCTCAATGCGTACATGCACGTCAATCCCGGCACAAACAGTAATGTGGGCCAGGTGTTTGCAAACCGGATCAATTCGGCGTTGAGCGCAGGACGAATCAGCCAAGAAGAAGCTGATTATCTGCGTGAGATGATAGGCATAGCCGCGTGAGGAGAAAGCTATGGCGAGTATACACGACAAGTTTACAAGGGCGATAAAACAGATAATAGAAAATGACCAGCGCGCCCGCGCTGGTCTTCCCTATAACACTGGAAACAGCATTTCCGATAAGTTTGAGCGGGCAATTCAGGAAATACGGGAGAGGGACAACGCGTCAAGGCAAAACACGTCCAGTCAGCCGGCGCTCACACCTTCACGCACGCCGTCCAGCACGCCGACCTCACCGCTTCCGAGCTTTGCTACGGGAAGCGGCAACACCGTTGAGAGCGTGCTCGGGCGTTTCTCAGGCCGCGGCGGCATCGAGGCGATAAAGTCCCCGGACAGCTGGAGCAGCGCCGGGGACGCAGAGCTGGGGCTCAAGGCGTGGAGCGGTCAGCTGGACGGCTATGAGAAAAAGCTCACGGAGCTGAGCGGAGACATCGCCAACACCGAGAACCGGCTAAAGAGCCTCCAGACTACTGTGAAAACCGCGGAGGATGCAGCCGCCTATGATGAGCTCTATGCCGGCTATGAAAAAATGATAGCCGACTACAACGGCGTTGTGAACGACATCAACCGCGTGCAGGACAAGTACAGCGCGGGGGTTGAGCGGTATCGGGATATCCTCAGCGGGGGCATGGAGAGAGCCGACGCGGCAGCGGCGGAGGCCAAGAGACTCGAGGATGAGAACAGCCGCCTACAGCAGCAGGCCAACCTCATCCGTATCTACGAGATGAGCGGGACGAGCTCCAGCTCGGCGGCTGCGCCTATCGAGGCCCAAATCGAGCAGAATGCCCAGCGTATAAAAGAGCTCCAGGCCGAGGAGAGCCAGAACAAAATGCAGTATTACAGTTCTCTGGCTCTCATGGAGGACTATGCTGGCCTCTCGAGTCCGGCGTCTGTGACTGGTGACTCGCGATACGAGTATATAAACGACATCGACAATGCCCGATACAGAAACGAGCACACAACAGACCCAAGCGGCGCGCCAGTAGCACTCAGGAGATATCAGTACCTCACTGAGGATGAGATAAAAATATATAACTATCTCTACGCCTCCCAAGGCAAAGACGCCGCTGATCGCTTCCTTGAAGATATGGGTCCCGCACTGACCGAACGGCAAGGCGCGGCTCAATATGAGGAGCTGGGCGCGTTGGGGAAGGCGCTCTACTGGATACCCGCCGGCCTGGATCAGTTCGGCAGCGGCATACGGCAACTATTCCAGCGTGAGGCCGTGCCAGTATCGTCGACGCAGATCACCTCACAGCTCATACAGCAGGAAGCACAGGAGAAGAGCCCGGTGCTCGGGACACTCTATACCTTGGGCACAACACTCTCGAACATGGCTCCGAGCATTCTTGCCAGCGCGCTCGGCAGCTGGGCACTCGGAGCGGCGGGGCTGTCAGCCGGCACGGCATCGGCTATCGGCAGGGCGGCGGGCGGCACGGCGCTGGGCGCTTCTGCGGGCGGTAACGCCTATACGCAGAAGCTGAACGAGGGCTACAGCTCTGAGGCGGCGCAGACCTATGCGACGCTTGTCGGCGTGAGCGAGGGCGCGCTGCAATACCTCCTTGGCGGCATTGGCGCACTGAGCAAGAGCGGCACGGGCCGCATTGCTGCCAAAATCGCAGGCCTGGACAATGCACTGGGCCGTGTGGCGCGCACGGTGAGCGGCAGCACGGCCGCACGGCTGCTGGGCAGCATGATATCCGAGGGCACAGAGGAGGGTCTGCAGGAGCTGCTGGAGCCCGCATTTGCGGCCATAATCTTCGACGAGGAATATGAGGCCGACTTTGAGGACGCGGCGTATGCGTTCCTCCTGGGCGCGCTGAGCGCAGGAATAATAGAGGGGCCGGCAACCATTGCTTACGCGCGGCGGCCGGCGGGCTTTTCCTTCCGGGATATGGACGGATATGCCGATAATGGTGTAGACTATTTTGAAGGTGCGAACACGCTCGAGGAGGTCGAGGCACGGTACCGTGATCTCGCGCGGCAATACCACCCGGACTTGGGCGGCAACGCGGCCACGATGGCCGAAATCAACCGCCAGCGCACGATGGCACGCGCGTTCTTCCGCGGTCGGGCCGAGGCGGCTGCGGCAGACGAGGCGGCAGACACGACGCCGGAGGCGGCCGCGAACACGGAGCGCGCAGACGGCGTGATCCGCCGCTTGACGGCGGGCCGGACCACGGAGGAGACTACACCTGAGACAGCGGGAGCCCAGATAGAGGACCAGGCCTACGCGGAGGCGGGCGGCATCGTTTTACCGACGGCTGATACCGCCGGCGACTTCTCGCCGCGCGTTGAGGTCGGGGCAACGGAAACACCAACCTTGGAAGCTCCGCGCGCGGCGGTGCCTGAAACAAACGCCGCGGGGAATATCGTACTCCCCACGGCGGACGAAATAATGAATGGAGGCATACAGAATGGACAGCAGGGACAAGAATGGCAGCAATGGGGAGACCAGGTATCAGATGGAGACGGAGGACGGTTTTCTGGTCAGCGTGCCGGAGTCGAAGCTGGAGAGCTGGCTCGAGGCGCAGAGCAAGCCGCCCGCCCCACTCAGCAGGTCGGAACAGCTCTTGCTCGACAGGCTCGTGTCCGAGCTCTACGGCTCGAAAGAGTAAGCAGCGCCAGCCTCGGCATTGAGAACGGCACAGAGGCGCGCTCGCTTCAGGTGATCCCGGAAGCGGCCTATGATGATGAGCTGAGAGCGGTCTCGGCTGACGTATACAGGCGGACGGGCCAGCGGGTAACCTTCGTTGTCGGGAACATACAGGTGCGCGCAGCGGGCAAGACGCGCGCTGTGCGCGGCGTCTGGACGCCGGGCGGCATCTATGTACAGGCGGACAACGCGGGCTATTCCGCGGCGCAGATAGCCGCACATGAGGTATATCACGATCTGGCGGCGAACACTCCGGGGCTTGACGCGGATGTAAAGCAGCGCATCATCGAGCGGTACGGCGAGGACGAATTCCGGCGTGTGGCTCAGGTGTACATAGAGCGGCTGCGCGGCGTATACGACGTGCCGGATGGCGCGGAGTATGACCCGGCGCTCATGGACACATACTTCGCCTCGATACTCCAGGAAATTTACGCCGACGCCTATGCGGGCATCAACGCCTTCGGAGCTCATGCGGAGCGGTTCGCGGATGCAGCGCGCGTGACCGTCGCTGAACGCACGGGCATGGCCACCGGAGAAACTGAGGCGGCCACGCGCAACCGTACCGGGCCGCCTGCGGAGCGGAACGGCGTTGGCTATATTACAGAAGAAAAAGAGACGACTGCAGTGAAAGCCAAGAACCCGTCGCCGGGAACCGACAGCAGCACTGCAACCGTCTCCACGAGTAGTGTAGCAGAGAATGCTCTGCCTGTCAAAGAGGGAGAAAAAAGAACCAATACATGGTTACAGGGAGTCCGGCTCCAATTGCCTTCGTATGATACCATGTATGGTCCTATTGGCAGCATATCATACGACGACGACTACGTCAACATACATGGTGCTCCCTGGAATGAGCTTGCCGACAGTGAAAGCGACGCCGGGGAGAGCGTCAACAACAGGTATTCGGAGGATGAGCCAGAGCGGTACAGCGTTGACGAGGAGTACGCAGCAGAGCTGGAACTGTGGAACAGGGACGGCAGGCCGGGCGGCGAGGTGTTTGTACTGGGCTCGACGGGCGAGGCGCTGCAGGGGCTGGGGGCCATGGAGCAGGATATCTACCTGCGCAGCGAGAAAATTAATGCCATACTGGACGCGCACCCGGAAATGACGCTCAGCGAAATAAAGCGCATACCGGAAATTCTGGACGACCCGGTGCTTATAGCAAAGAGCGCAGGGGAAGGGCGTGGAGGGCGGAATTCGCGCCTGACAATAATGGGCAGCCTGCGCGCTCAAAACGGTAAGCCGATCATGGCTGTGCTGGATTTGCGGCCTATCGAAGGGCGGCTGCTTGTAAATGACATGCAGAAAATAAACAGCGCTTATACCAGAAGCAACGCCGCCAACTATTTGCGCAGGAGCGAAATCCTGTTTGCAGACGAAAAAAGAACCATTCCGCTTCTTCGCTCGGCTGGGCTTACAATAGCGTCCCAGCGGCTTCTGCGTCATGGTTCTATGGGCAGTATAACATACAGCGGAAATGACGTCAATATCGAAGGCGTGCCGTTTGACGAGGTAGTGGGCGCGGCGCAGCCGGAGCGGTATAGTGTAGACGAAACCACGGACAAAGAGGTCGTACCTGACTACTTCCGGGGGAATCCCTACTGGCTGGAGACCGAGCACGCGGCGAAGGCGGCGGGGTATCCCGAGATAGACGGCGTGCAGATAATGCCGTACAAGACCTGGGTGCGCTCCAAAGAGCAGGGAAACTATGGCTTCGTAGTTGGCCTCGCTCCGCGGGACAGACTTGTCGTATCCTTCTGGAACAAGGACAGCGGCAAGCGCGCCGTTGTGCCTCTTGAGCAAACGGACATCGAGCCTGTGCAGGGCGCGTACCAGATGGAGCAGAACGAGCTCGCTTCGCTGCTTGAGTCAGAGCCTGAGGCTGTGGAGCGTATGGAGCTCTCGCCCGAGGACGAGGCGGAATACCAGCGCTGGCTGACGGAGAAGTACGGCTTCAAGGCTGGTGTCAGGGCGAACACTGCGCTGCTGGCGCTTCCCAAAAAAGCACAGACGGAGTATAAGAGAAGCGTCTCGCGCCTGGTGAATGACCTCGGGAAGAGCCTGGGCGTGCCGTATCACGCGGGCCGGAGCGAGCTGCGCCCGATAGCCGAGCAGATAGCGGACGAATATTTCCGCGAAGGGACCGTATCTGAGGAAAGCGGCGCCGAGCTGTTCGAGGAAGCCTATGCCAACGGTATCATAAGAGACGATGAGTTTTACCTCGAAAACAAGCCCATACTTGACTACCTCCGGACCACACCAATAAGAGTTAGCGAGACAGTTAAAAGCGACATAGCGGATTTCAACGACTGGAGGAAAAGACAGTTCGGACGTCTGCGCATAAGTGAAGATGGGCGCGGTGTGGATCAGGTTTACGGTGAACTGAGCGAGATGGCGCCGGGATTCTTTCCGGAAGATATTACAAATCCAACGGACCAGCTTGAGCGTATTGCAGATGTCGCCGACAGTATACGTATCTCGGAGCGAACGCTCGACGAGTATTACGGCCCCGACGCTGCGGAATATAAACGCTGGGCCTATGATGAGTTCAAGCAGCAGATTGGCCGCGCCTATGAGAGCCTGCGCACGGTCCGGCAGATAGCACTTGAGCAGGACGCCAAGCGGGCGGAGCTTGAGCGACTACTGGAGATAGCCGAAACCGGCCCGACTGAGGGAGAGCTGGACAGGGTAAAAAGACTATGGGATGAGGGCAAAAAGGCGCGGCGGGCCTATGAGCGCGCCGTGCGGCGCAACCTCCTGAGCGACAGGGACAGGCAGCTGCTTGGCCAGCTCATGCGCGGGGAGATCAGCGCCGAAGACATCCCGTCCACCGCAAACCGCGCAGGCATTGCGGAAATATACGCGGCCAAGCGGGAATATGAGGCCTTCGCCGGCGCTCTGAAGGAATTCAACACAAAGCGGCGTGCTGCTCTCCGCGCACAGGCTGACGACATACTGGCGGGCGCAAGCCGGATGAAGGACAAGCGCCGCGGCGCGTCCTATATGCGCGAGACACAGGAGCGGAACGCCCGCTATGTTTTTGACGGCCCGACGGCGGAGAAGATCATCGAGACATATTTCACGCCGGTGCACAAGAACGAGGCGCGCCGCACGGTATACAAGACGCAGCTGCGCGACAGAGTGAGAGAACTCGACCTTGACAGAAAGGCCCGCAAGGGCGATGCGGTGAGCGAGGCCGCGGCTGTGCAGATATACGGCGAGGCCCTGGACAACATCTCCATGATAGAGGAGCAGCTCAAACGAGGGGGCAGCGATTGGCGCAACGGCCACAGCCTGAGCGAGTGGCGCGCGCTGGTGGACGACCTCTGGGCCAAAAGCCCGGGCCTGGACAAGGAGAAAATTACGGCTGCCGTCGAGGAGTTCCGGAAAATCTATGACGAGCTGTTCTCGCTGATGAACCAGGTACGCATACGAAACGGCTATGAGCCTGTGGACTACCGGCACGGATATTTCCCGCATTTTGATGATGCGAAGGGGGAAAGCCTGCTGGGCCGGGCCTTCAAGGCCGCAAATATGAAGGATGTGCCGCTGAAGGACCGCCTGGCCGCGCTCGTCGGCAAGGGGCTGGACGTAAACACGGAAGTGAACGCTCTGCCCACATCCATAAGCGGCCTGACGCACACCTTTAAGCCCGGCATACGCTGGGTCGGGAATATCATGCAGAGACAGGGCTTCGACACCACCTTTGACGCGGTGCAGGGCTTCGACCGGTATATCGAGGGCGTGAGCGATGTCATCTATCACACCGACGATATACAGCGGCTCCGGGCTCTGGCCTCGCAGATACGATACCGCACCACGGAACCGGGCATACAAGCGCAGGTGGACGCGATCCGGGCGGACCCCAGCCTGAGCGAAGATAAAAAGGACACAGATGTGCGGGCGAAGCTGGAGGAGGGGAAATACGAACTTTCAAACTATGTAAACAACATTGAAGAGTACACCAACCTCCTCGCCAACAAGCGCAGCACGATGGACAGGGGCGTAGAGCAGCTTATCGGACGCGACATCTACAATTTCTCAATAGCCCTTGAAAACCGGGTGGCCGCGAACATGGTGGCAGTAAACCCCGGCTCCTGGCTGACGAACTTCATCCCGATATCTCAGGCCTGGGCCGAGGTGAGCGCTGGGGACATCCTGACAAGCATGCGCGACACGCTGAGTGCGATGGTCAAGGACGACGGCTTCCGAACCAAATCGGACTTCCTGACCAACCGCATGGGCTCTGATCCTCTCGTGCTTAGCTGGACGCAGGATGCCTCAAAGGTCCTCACAAAGCCAATGGAATGGATAGACATGTTTACCTCCGAGACCGTGGTCCGTGCGCGGTACAATTCTAATCTCAAGCTGGGCATGAGCGAGCCGGCGGCCATGGAGGAGGCGGACAGCTTTGCGGCCAGCCTCATCGCAGACCGCAGTAAGGGCGCGCTGCCCACGATATTCGAGTCCCGCAATCCCTTTACAAAGCTATTCACGCAGTTCCAGGTCGAGGTAAACAACCAGCTGTCATACCTGTATAGGGACCTGCCCAGGAATCTCAAGGAACGGGGCAAAAAGTCGCTTGCCGTGGCTCTGCTCAAGTTCATGCTCGGAGCCTGGTTGTATGATGAACTCTATGAGGCAATAGTCGGACGCCGCCCGGCGCTAGACCCACTGAATATGCTCAATGAGCTTTCGGGAGACCTCTTTGGCTATGCGCTGCCGAACACCATTGAGCTGGCCGTGGACATGATAACCGGTAATGACGTTTCCTTAGCAACGGAAAGGACTGACGCGGCGACGGCGCTTGCGAACTTCGGGAAAGAGCTGGGCGGTCAGCTGCCCTTTATCGGCGGTCTGGCTTTCGACGGTGGGCGCCTACCTATACAGTCCGGACTGCCGGATTTCGGAGAACTTAAAGGAGGAATTGCCAAGCTCGCCGACAGCGACGCGGGAAACAACGCGAAGGGTGCCGCGGATATACTAGATTCGCTGGAGGGCCCGGCGTCGTACCTGCTGCTGCCCTTCGGCGGCGGCCAACTATCAAAGTTCGTAAAGGGCGTGAACGCTGTGGCTGAAGGGGGCGTATACGGCGAAGACGCCGAGGGTAATCCTACGCTCAAGTACCCTGTGGAGAGGAATGTCAAAGATGCTTTGACAGCTATGGTCTTCGGAACGACCTCCACGAAAGGCGGGCAGGAGTGGATAGACAGGGGCTTTGGAGGCTTCTCAGCCAAGCAAACCGCCGCCTATGCCGCGCTGCTCGGCGGCGGCGTAGATGCTTATGATGCCTTCGACGTGGTAATGGATATCAAGGGTACGGAGAAAACGGAGACGCAGAGTGCAAATGACATAAAACGCGAGAAGATATCTGCCCTGGATATATCCGACGATCTCAAGGCGACGCTGTACAGCAACCTAATAACCGATGATTATGACGAGTCTATTGACGACATGCTGCGACGCGGTGTAGACTGGGACGGCATCATGGGCGTGGTCACCAACAGCAAATATGGAGTTGAACGGTACAACAAACTCGTTGATGCGGGCGTCAGCCCCGGCAACGCAGCCCGGATAACCGAGGCACTGTATTCTCTTGAGCCGGAGGATGGCAAAAAGAGCGTGTCGCAGGTACAGCAGTACGGTGCAATAGACAAGCTGGACGGGCTCACCGACGAGGAAAAGCTCGCGGCCATAGGTACAATCATGGGAACGGACGCGACCACAGAGAGCGGTAATCCCTCACAATACTCCAAATTGACGGACGCTATCGAGTCCGGGCTCAGCCTGACCGACGCGCTTGAGCAGAGGGAGAACGGGACGCTTGACGACTATCTGGAATTCTACAGTGCCGGAATGAAGTCAGATGCGGCCGTTGATGCGGCGGAAACACTTGACGCCATGCCTGAGGATGCTTCCACCGTCGAGCGGTATTTGGCGATTGCGGAGATGCCGCTGAGCGAGAGGGACAAGGACGCCGCGCTTTCGGCGATAATGTCCGACAGCGCCTACGAGAAGTACCAGGCGGCGCGCAGCAAAGGCATCGACACATATGAGTATGTGGCCTTTCTGCGTGCGATAAGCGACTTCTCCGGAGACGGAAAGCAGCAGCGCGTGTGGGATTATATCAACAGTCTGCCGCTGAGTACGGCGCAGAAGGACCAGCTCCATTATGCAGCCGGGTACAAGGAAAGCTCGCTTGCAAAAACACCATGGCATTAA